GACAGTGTTGATAGTAGACTCGATGATCTTGAATGTAGCATGGATGAAAAGGTTGATAACTGTGATGTTGATGATAAGGTTGAGTCTGCACTGTCTGACTTAGACCTACCAGATTCATACTCAGTAGAAGTTATGATTGACGATGCTTTAGAAACTAAAGTAATGGATGCTGTCAGGGCTGAGATAGATGCGACAGACTTTAAAGTAACAGTGGAGAGATAACATGTGGGCAATTGATTGGGAAGAAATGGGGTGTACTCAGTACGCCTCAACTCTAGAAGATGCACATAAAATTGGACAGCGCGGTGGTATATTTTATATAATAACTTATGTGGGAGAGAGCAATGGCTAGATTAATAGATACTATGGACGAAAAACAGATGTGGAAATCTTGGATGAATACAAGGTTAACGCTCAAGCAATGGTGCAAGGAGTTATGTAAACCGTTAGTCTTGGAAGCGGACTGTGCTACTGACATTAAATTAAAACAGGAGAGAGAACAATGAACATAAAAACATTTAAGTTTAATGGCGAACACTCTGATCTACATACTGGTGCTTACTATAGCCTGAAAGAATACTCTGAAGTTGCAGAGGTAGGGTTAAAAACTTTATGCAGTAGGATGGCAAGGTTCAGGCATGTAGAAGTAAACAATAACTTCTTAGCCATTAAATATTCTAAGCCTGATAGCAACTTAGAAGGGGGGTGTGAACAGCTATCAATGCACTGGTTGCGACAGAAGCTAACAACAATTGACCCTAACTACAAGGAACACAACAGATGAAAGGCATCATTGATACATCTAAACCTATTCAAAGCTACAAAGTTCTTATGTCTGAGTTGTCTGGTTACTACATAACTGTGGCGGCTGAGACACCTGAACAAGCTATGGAGTATGGCAACAATGAGGCTATGAGAAAGAACTATAAGATGTCACAGATTTATGTGGTTGAAACCGCTGTGGTTTCTGCAGAACTAATAACTAAAGAGGTAAATAAAAATGAGTGATTACTATGAATGTGGTATGTGTTTAATATTTTTTAAAGCACATCATAACCAATCAGAACACTGTAACTTATGCTATAAAAACCTATTAAGCTTTAAAGATTTAGAAGATGCTTATACATATCCTTTAGAAGATAATTAATAAGTATCTTAAAAACCTTAAAAGTATTATAAAGATATTAAAAAAGTTGTCAAGTAATTTCTACTTGATGTTTAAAATAAAGTAACTAAACCATAAAGGAATACAGTAATGAATAATATTACACCGATGTTTCAAAATAACACAGCACTACAAGCTATTAAAGATAGAGGCTATGGCTCAGCAGGTTTTGACATAGCTGTTGCACCGTTGACGTACACCGCCACCCAATATGGTGACGCATTGCCAAGCAGTAAATCTGTTATCTATCGCACCAATACTGGTGAAGAGTTAGGTATCCACGGTCATGGCTACAAACCTGTAGCACCTAAGCACATGATAGATGTTACTAGGAATATCATTGAGCGTTCTGACCTATCTATCAATGGGATGGAGGAGACTATTAGAACCTCACACAATGGTGCTAGAACCTTTGTACAATACAAGCTACCAGAGCATACCTATAGAACTAGTGACGGTGACGAGGCTAGTCTGAGCCTCCTATCTATATCATCCTTTGATGGTACTTGGCCGTTCATGATTAGTGCCGCCGCAATACAACACGCTTGTACAAATCTTCAAGTCTTTGTAGGTGGTGAAGTGTCAGTGTTCAAAGCTAAGCACACTAGGTCACTAGACATTGAGCAGGGCGGTAGGATTATTACTAAGTCTTTAGATCTCTTTCACAATCAGCGTGACCTATGGCAACAGTGGGAGGGTAGAGAGTGTAGTAATCTAGAGGCGTTTAGATTCTTTGCCGAAGCACTCAAGTGCAAGACAGCTTTAGATTTAATAAAGAAAGGCGTTACTAACCCTACTGATATACTGTTTGATATGCCTAGACGTAACACTAGTCTTCAGTATATGTGGAATATGTACAATGCAATCTATTCTAAACGTCTTGGCAATAACTTCTGGGCTGTGTATAATGCTATGACAGATTGGTCAACACACTTTGAAGCCCCTCGTTCTTCAAGCATGGCGAACATTGCATCAATACAGAACGATAGACAAGAGGTTGTAAGACAGACCCTAAATGCTCACACTTTCTTATCGGTTGCGGCATGAAGATACCAGAGAAAGTATTCAGTATAGATTCACTGGCGCATCGAAAGGTGCGTTATATTCTAGATAAACCTAGTCAACTACAGGACGCAGTGTTAGATATTATTGCAGACGGTAAAGTTAAATGGACTGTTAAGCAATGGAAAAAACTAGTAAGTGATATAGAATTATCTGACCTAACAGTAGGTGAGTACCTTAATCAATTTAATAAAAGGAAAACAAAATGACAACAGGATTTGGAGAAAACTTTTTAAGTATAAACTATAGGCTAGGTGTGGGTCTTGACTTCGAGTTCGCTGACAGCAGGGCTGTATGGGTTACTAATAGTCTGACTGAAGAGATCAATGCGGCATCCTTTGAGGGTGTCGTAATCATGCTACCCTTTATCGTGATAACCTTTGGTAAGATATGGACGGAGGACTAGAGAACATGGGTGACGCAACACATGGCGGCAAGGGTGATCGTGCAAGGAGCGTAAACTTAAATAGATTTAACGATAACTTCGATGCGATTTTTAACAAGCAACAGACGGAGAAAGAAGATGAAGAAGGTAAAGAAGCTGACGATAAACGTCCTGCAAAGAGCGACCAACTGGGTGGAGAAAGAAGCCACAGTAATGAAGAGCAAGTTTGAATCAAGGTTTATAAAAACAATAAGAACTGCTGTTGTATTATCGTGTGTTTTAGTTCTTATAAATGTACTGTTAGTATTAAAGGGGTAAGCTATGCTTGATATAATTCTAGGAGTGTTGGTGTTAGTAGCACTGGGGTGCGGTATTAGATTGCTATACGAATCTGAGCTAATGATAGATGAACTCAAAAAAGAAAGGGAGGATGATAATGTTTGAAGAGATGTTTAGTACAGATCCATCACCGCAAGCAGTAGCTACATCAAAGGCGGCAAGAGATGTAGCAGATGGTAAGGTTCTTTTAAGCGTAGCTTGTAAGCAGTATGGCGTGAAGGAACAAGCAGTCATACAGTACATCATCGACAAGACTGAGTATGAAACAACGCTCGACATAATCAACGGCAACAAGGACACGGATTCAATAGGTAACAAATAAAGCTTGACACATTATAAAAACTACAGTACACTTCACATTCAAATTTTTAACCACCAAAAAAGGAAAGTAACATGGCTATATTAGAAGGCTCAGCATACTGGGCATCTGTAACTACACCTAACACAACTTTTGATCCTGTGTATTCGGTGAATGTAGTAGTAGATGAAGCAACAGCAGAAGACTTTAAGGCTCGTGGCTTTACTATTAAAGAGATGGACGAAGGCCCTGCAATTGTTGTTAAGCGTAAGGTTGAAGGCCCTAACGGAATGGTTCGTCCTGCACCTAGACTTGTAGATCGTTACAAGAATCCTTTAGATGCTAGAGTAGGTAATGGCTCCAGTGTTAAAGTGCAATACAAAGAGTGGGAATCAGTATGGAAAGGAACAACCTTTAAGGGTCTAGACTTTCAAGCTATGCAAGTTTTAGATCTTGTTGAAGTTGGTACACCTGACGGTGCTGAGTTTGATTCATATGAAACAACAATGGAGGACGAGCTGTAATGGGAATTGTTACAGTAGATGAAGTTAACTATGATACAGAGTTGCTATCAGATGATGGTAACTTAATCGTAGCACACTTAGTAGAAGCAGATACTAGAATGCGTGAAGCACAGATAATGATCGGGCTTATGAAATCAGCTAGTGTATCGCTGATCAACGATCTTAAAACTAACCACCTCACGGACGAGGCATTAGCTACAGAGGAAGTAGAACCAACTAAGGAGTAAGGCTCTTGCCTTTTGTTAAACATAAGCAACC